GGCCGGATCGAGGAGCGCGAAAAGCGGGCGATGGTCAACGCAGGCGAGTGGGTGCCGACCCCGACGGCCGATCGGCGAAAACCGCCGAGCGGCAACATCGTCGCGCAGGAGCCTGGCGTGAGGAGCTTCCACATCAGCGACCTCTACTCGCTTTTCCCGGCCGTCTCGTGGGGCTTCCTCGCGAAGGAATACCTGACCGCCTACGTGATTGAGCCGAACGAGTCGCGCCAGAAATATTTCCGGACGAACCACGAAGGGATCCCGTGGGAGCCGAAGGAGCAAAGCCTCGACGAGGACGCGGTGCTCGCCCTGCGGGCCGGCGTGGTCGAGGAGCGCGGCGATCGCAAGGTCGTGATCGGCGAGCCCTTCGAGCTCGTCTACGTCGATCACGAATTCCGCGTGCCGCTGCCGTTCCGGCCGCGCCTGCTGACCTTCGCGGCGGACAAGCAGGCCGATTGCCTCAAGTATTGCGTGATCGCCTGGCGAGGCGACGGCCAGGCGCACGTGATCGACGTGGGCAAATTGCGAGACGAGGAGCACCTCCTCGAGATGCGGACCCGGCCCTATTACATCGACGGCTTCGAGGAGCCGGCCTATATCTTCTCGGGGCTGGTCGATGCGGGCAACTGGACGATGGACGTCTACCGGCTCTGCCTGCAGGCGCAGGACCTCGGATGGGAGCTGCACCCTTCGAGGGGGTCCGGATGGAACTCCAATTTCCAAGGCAAGACGATCAACTACCGCCTCGACTACTGCGACCAGAGGCCGATCTACGTCCGCGAGTTTCTCGACCACCGGATCAAGAGCGACCTCTATCTCGGCAAGATCGCCAAGCGAAGCGACCCCCGCCTCTGGCTGCCCAGGAACGTGCCGCCGGAATTCTGTGCCGAGCTGCGCGCCGAGCGGCTCATCCTGCAGATGGTCAACGGTCGGCCGGTGCAGAAGTGGATCCACGACAAGGGCAAGCACGGCGCGAACGACTGGGGCGACGCACTGAAGCAACACTACGTGATTTATCAGGAGATCAAGGAAGACCTCGCCCTGCTGCCCGATCTGCCGGAGGTCGGCGAGGCGGGGTGACCCCTCCGGATTGACAGCACGCCGCTGACGATGACGGCAGACCGACAGACCATGGTGGCGGCGTTCCTGCGACAGGCGCGGCTGCAGGCCGTGCCGGCGGCGACGTGGATGGCGCGGATCCACGCCGAGGCCTTCGCGGCCGTGGCGGCCGGCGACACCTTCGTCACCTCGACCTCGATGGAGGGAGTCTCCTCGACCCTCATGCGCGACATCCCCGCCCGCGAACTGCTGGCCATTGCCGAGAATTGTCTCCAGGTGCTGGACACCGAAGCCGCCGACGAGAAGGCCGACGGCGCGAACCGCTACGCCGACTTCCACGACCGCCGCTCCGTCTGGGGCTGATTGACATGTCCCGCCGCTCTCGCCGAAAATCTCACGCCTTCCTGCCACTGTCCCCACGTGGGGACAGTCTCGCCGTGCCGAACCTGACGCCGTCGGCATCGGTGGGATCCTTCCCCGGGGCCGAGCTCTCGCGGGATCGCGGCTACGTCTACTTTCCGACGCTCGACACCGAGCGCGAGGTGGACTCGTGGAGCCGCACGGAATTGATGAAGCGGACGCGGGCCATGTATAACGGGATTGGCTTCGTTCGCGGACTGATCAACGGCATCGCCCGGATGGTCTGCGGGACCGGTCTCGCGGTGCAGCCCACGACCAGCTCGGCGGCCTGGAATCGCCGGGCGCAGGCCGTCTTCCAGGCGCGCACCGGATCGAGGCAGACCTTCCACCTTTCGCGAAAATATTCGTTCGCCTCCTCGCAGCGCGCCGTCGTCCGCGGGTGGCTCAAAGACGGCGACCTGCTCAACGTCTTCGCGCGCACCGAGACCGGCGCGCTGCGCGTCGCGCTCTACGAGGGCAATCAGATCGCGAGCGGGACGGTGGACTCGAAAGGCTGGGTCGATGGCGTCTACATGGACCGGCACCGCGGTGCCCTGGCTTACCGGATCCTGCACAACCGCCTCGACGCGGCGGACGGCCGGACGGACGTGGACGCGATGCACTGCACGCTCGTGACCGACTACGAGCGCATCGGCCAGGCACGCGGCGTGAGCTGCCTCTACCATGCGGTCGGCCGCCTCCTCGACCGGGGCGAGATCCTCGCCGCGACGACCAAGGGCATCAAGCTGGCCGCGCATCTCGGCTACGCGATCGAGACGCAGGCCGGCACGCCCGGGCCGCAGACCGGCACGATGGCCCCGCGACGTCCGCTGACGTCAGTGCAACTCCCGAACGGGAAACGCCTCACCCTCGAGCAGCTCGTCGAGAGCGGCCAGATCGAGGAGCTGCAGCCCGGTCAGTCGCTCAAGATCCTGCACGATCAACGGCCGCACCCGAACGTGGTCAACCACCTCGACGCCCTCATCCGCGACGTGTCCGTGGGCACCGGCTTTTTTCCGGAGACGCTCTGGAATGCGAGCGGCCTCGGCGGCGCGAACACCCGCTTTGTGATGGCCTCGGCGCAAAGCCGGATCGAGGAGCTGCAGGAGATCCTCGTCGAGACCTACTGCGCCCCGGTCTACCTGGCGCACATCGCCGACGCCGTGGCGACCGGCGAGCTGGACTTCCATCCCGAGTGGATGTCGCACACCTGGCTGACGCCGATGCGGCTGACGGTGGACTTCGGCCGCGACGGCAAGCTCCACATCGAGCAATACAAACAAGGTCAAATCACCCTGCGCACCCTCTACGGTTACCGCGGCGAAGACTGGCGTGTCGAGACCGACGACTACCTCGACGAGAGGGCCTATATGAAGGAGGGAGCCGCGAAGCGCGGCCTGACCATGCAGGAGGCCTACCCGCAATTTTTCGGACCCAACGCTGCCGCGCCCGCGGCCGATCCGGCGGATGATCCCGAGGACGACCCCGAAGGCGACCCGGCGCAGGATCCTGACGAAGACACCGAAGACGATCCCGCGACATGAAATACCCGCTGCTTTACCACGCCGTCTACTGCGAACCGCTTTGTGTCGATCGCGATGTTTTCCGCTCGATCCACGCGACCCTGTGGCCGCGCATCACGATGGGCCAGGGGATGGATCTCGGCGAGGCTCGTGCCGCGGAAAAGCCGACGACCAATCCCGGCACCGGCCGGCGCATGACGAAGGCCCGGCCGATGATCGACTACGAGACCGGCCGCGTCATGGATCCCCGCTTTTATTCGACGGTCGAGGGCCGGCCCGACATCGCCGTGATCCCCGTCTACGGGATCCTCGCGAAGAACGCGACGATGATCGAGGAGGCCTGCCAAGGCGTGACCGACATCAACGGCATCCAGCACGCGATCGCCCAGGCCGCCGCGGCGAAGGAGGTCAAGACGCTGATCCTCGACATGGCCACTCCGGGCGGCCAAGTCACCGGCATCCCCGAGATCGGGGCCCTGGTGCGGAGCGTGACGCAGATGCGTGGAAAGACGGTTTACGCTTTCACGGACGAGCGGTGCTGCTCGGCCGGCTATTGGATCGGGAGCCAAGCCGATGAATTTTACGCGACTCCCTCCTCGACGGTGGGCTCGATCGGCACCTACCTGGCGTGGCTGGACGAGAGCGTGAAGATGCAGCTCGAAGGCGTGCGCCTCGAATTCTTTGGCGCTGGCAAGCACAAGGGCATGGGCCTGCCGGGCCGACCGCTGAGCCAGGAGGATCGGGCCCTGCTGCAAAGCAAGGTCGAGGAGATTAACGGATGGTTCACCTCGGCGGTCTCGATGACGCGGAAAAAAGTGTCCGAGGAAACGATGCAGGGCCAGACCTTCGGCGGGGCCGAGGCGGTCGCGCGTCATCTCGCCGACGGCGTCGTCGGGAGCTGGGAAGAATTTCTCGCGCTGGTGTGATGGCCTCGAACCTGGAGCTGGTGACGGCGGCGAGGGTCTCGGCGGCGATGCTGGAAGACCAGCTCCGGCGCGGTCACTACACGCGGGCCGCGGCGACCAACCGGGCACTGCAGGAACGGATCGAAGCCATGGCCAAGAAAATCGAAGACCTCGACGTGCAACTGCTCGCGGCGATGGCCGCGGCGCGGGCGATTCCCGGGCCAGTGAAAAAACCCTGCGGCGGCCGGATCAACCCGTGCGCGATGATGCCCGGCGAAGCCGATCGGTCCGCCGCGAAAAAGCGGCCGCGCAAACAACGGCAGACCGCGAGCGATGTCGCGCCGATGACGAGCCGCCGGATGCGTGAGCTGGACTCGCCGGTCACGCGCATCGTCACCGCTTACCTCGCGGGGGACATCGAGGCGGGGCAGGAGTTGACCGTGTCGGAACTTCGCGATCGCTTCTCGATCCACGACCACGAGGACCTGCAGTTCGATCTGGCTTTTTACAAAGCCCCGATGCGCCTGGTGCGCGAAGGATCCGGACCACTGCGCGTGCGGGCGGCGTGAGTTGACACCCGGCCGGGGTCAGAACTCACCCACTGACTCCAT